CATGGGTAACAATGCACCCGGTGTCGATCCCGTAGAGTCGCAAATCAAGCAACAACATTTTATCAATAAAGTACTTCACCATATGAAGTATGTAATGGATCAAGTCTATAGCCTGTACCAACAGTATGGACCAAACGAAGAATACTTTCGCGTTACAGGTGTACAGGATATGCAGAAGTACGCAAAGGGTAGGGCGGGAGAACGCTTTGATTTTTATATGCAGTACGATGTGGCCACCCAAGACCCTGAGCAAATGCTCGAACGGGTAAAGACGATTGGTCAAATATCATCCACAATGGATAAGAATGGAGTGGTGGATACCGAACAACTCCTATCACTTGCAATCGGACAAGTCATGCCTGGTGCGGCAGAGAAGATTATCTTACCCAAGGAAACTGCCACACAGAAAGCAGTCGAGGAAGAGCGTCAAACCATAGCCGAACTTGCGGCTGGAGTACCACCCAATGTGCGTGAGAACGATGCACACGAAATGAAACTCCAAGTATTCCAACAATGGTTACAACAACCTGACATCCAGCAAAAAGCCCAACAAGACCCGGCAATGCAAGAGCGTATTAAGACATATATGCAACAGCGCCAAATGCAGATTCAGCAAAAACAAAACGCTACGATTGGCAGACTAGGAGCCGCCCCCACACAATTTGGACAAACATCTAGTGCCGCATGAGCATAACTCATCGTGGAGAAAGATTCTCAGGATATAATAAACCTAAGCGAACTCCTGGTAAGTCTAAAAAGTTTGCCGTACTCGCTAAGGAAAAAGATACGGTTCGTCTTGTACGCTTTGGAGATCCAAACATGTCCATCAAGAAGAACATACCCGCACGGCGTAAATCCTTCCGAGCGCGACATAAGTGCGATGAAAAGAAGTCTAAACTAACCGCTGGCTATTGGTCATGCAAGAAATGGTAATATGATCAAACGGAAAAAATACCACGAAGTAAATGCCGAAGAAGCAATTAACGCACTTACCTTCCTTAAGAACGAACCACACTTTAAAAAGTATATCGAGGTACGCGAAGCAATGCGGGAGGAAACCATCCGCGAGCTACAGAATCGCAAGAATATCGAGAACCAAAATTTACACTTTCACTTCACAGGAAAGCTCGAAGCAATCGATGAAGAGTTAGATAATTTCTATAGCTTGTAATTGTTCATACTATTAAAGCCCTCACGGTTATGGGTTAGCCGTGGGGGCTTTTTGTTGCCATTTGCTCTACAAGTAGCTACATTTTGCTACACTAGGCTACTAGCCTTGTTGACTTATGGAAACATTAACCAAAGAGGTTGTCTCGGAGTCCTCTGAAAATTCCGTGGAAAATACAAATGCAAGTGAGGGCAACCTTTCGATGGCAGAATTTGCAGATCAGTTACTGAAAGGCAAGCAACCACAGGAAGAATTACCCGAACTTACCGAAGAGACGGATGAACCCGCTGAAGAAACTGCGGAGCCTACAGATGTCTTAGAGGAAAATTCACAGTCTGTCGAAGAGGAGCAAGTGGAGGAAGAGGAATCTTCGCCGCCCGCAGAACCTTCGGATGTTCTTTCAAAGTTTAATATCGACCTGGATAACTTATCCGAGGATGAGTCACGAAATCTCGCAAAGGCGCTGAATGCATCTGCCGTCAAGCGATTTGGAAGACTTACCGCTCAGAAGAAAGCACTACTCGCAGAGAATGCGGAACTGCAAGCCAAGGCAGAAGAAGCCCAGCAAGCACCCGCAAGTGTCGAACTACCTGAGTTCCTCAAGGATAATGCCTTTCACAGCATCAATGACGCTCAGTCACTACAGAAAGAAGTCGAGCAACTTACCAATCTCTTAGAGTGGGTAGACGAGCATATCGACAACGAAGTAGAGTATGATGATAGCGGCAATGAGTTTGTGGTAAAGGATGGGGATAAAGCCTACACCAAGTCTGAGTTGCGCCGAATAAAATTAAACGCAAATAAGACTCTGCGTAAGGATGCACCCGCCCGCCATAAGTGGATACAAGAGCGTACACAGTCGGATCAACAAGCTATGCAGACCTTCGAGTTTCTTGGAGACGAGCATAGTGATGATTACAAGCTATTCATGCAAGTAAAGGAATCTCCGATGTATAAGCCCTTAGTTAAATATCTGCCTAATTCCAATTTTGCTTTGGGATTAATGGTGGAAGGATTAAATGCAGTAAAGACAAGGCAAGGTCAGAAGGCTAAACCAGCCGCAAAACCGAAAGCCCCAATGGCAAGTACGGAAGCTGGTACAGCTAGGCCCAAGACTCCCCAGGCGAATAAAACGAAAGCTCTGCAAGCGGCGAAGGCTAAATTCGACAAATCAGGCTCAATGACAGACTACCAAGTATATCTTAAACTTAAAAATAAAACTTAAATTCCAAGGAGGAAATAAATTATGGCATTAACAAAATCACACACTAGCGGAACTCCGCTCGGCTCAAACAGAGAAGACTTATCGGATGTTCTCACAATCCTGGAACCCGAAAGAACGCCTCTGCTTTCACTCGCGAAAAAGGGAAAAGCAAATGGTACATTCTTTGAGTGGCAAACAGATGAACTCAGTACGCCCGCGTTTGCGGGAGTCGTTGAAGGCGAAGATGTTACAACATTTACTGACCAAGTAGCCAACCGTGCTAAACTTGGAAACCATGTACAAGTATTTCGTCAGAACTACCAAGTCTCAAACATCCAGGAATTAGTCGATGTTGCCGGCGTGGATTCTGAGTTTGCAAATGCTGAAAGTAAGGCCGTTAGGCAAATGAAGCGCGATATTGAAGCCGCACTTTGTTCGTCACAAGAACGTCAGCAAGACGCTGGTGGGAGTACACCATATAAGACACGCGGTTTGTTCAAATGGTTAGGCGAAGGTGGACAACCAGGTGATGTTCCCCCAGCTTATCAATCAGTCGCAAGTGTATCCCTTGGTAGTAGTGCTTTTACTGAGGCTAACATGAATGGCTTACTTCAGAGCTTATACGAAGCTAACGGAATGCCCGGTGGACAGCTTACCTTAATTGCTGGTCCTACCTTGAAGCGCGATATCTCAAACTTCGCTCGTCAAGAAGGCGGAAGCACAGCGTTGAGTTTCCAGGTAACACAACCCGCTGAGTCCAAATCCATCTCCCTCGTAGTTAATCTATATGACGGAGATTTCGGAAGTGTGGCCGTAGTGCCTAGTCTTTTCCTAAACAGAACTAGTGGTTCGGACACCGTAGACACCAATGCTGGTTTGCTCGTAGACCCTGAGTACATCGCTGTAAATATGCTCAAAGCTGAGTCTTCTTCTGAGCTTGAGAATAAAGGCGGCGGACGCAGAGGTTTCTGTGAGACGATTGCTGGACTTGCGTGTCTTGCTCCTAAAGCACACGGAAAAATAAACTAATTGTTTGTTCATTATTTGGGGGAGGTCTGCGTAGCGGGCCTCTCCCTTATCTCTTTAAATATTAAGCATGGCAAATTTACTCATACCTAAGTGGAAAGAAGGGAACGGATCTCAGTTTATGAAGAACTTGGATCGTTACTTGCGTTACGAAGTTAACCTCGAAGAACACGAATCCGTCATGCGGGAAAAGATGGCTATGAGAGAAAACGAAGCAATGGGAGTCGCTAAGACCGATGGGCTTGGACAACTCAAGGCAAGTATCCCCGCTCGCGAATACTTCCGGTGGCATCAAAAAGAACGAGGATGCTGGGGAGATAAATCATTTATCAAAGGGTTCTTATCTAAAAACCCATCATTTAAATCAAAGACACTTACCACACCTAGTTTTAACTCTAAGAGTTTCGCATGAGGCAAGTACCCGTAAGCACGCTACTCACCAACCTCAAACACATGGTTGGAGTTGATAGTCTTCTTACACAAGAGGAAGGTGCGGCAGTACGGAGTTTCAATCGCTTTGGCAGACTAGCGTGGGAACGGGCAAGATGGCCCGACACTATACGTCTCGAACCAAAGTTACCCGACATCCAGGTACGATCAATCGATGTAACCAATGGAGGGAGTGGGTACACAAGCGCGCCAACCGTATCGGTTAGTGGAAGTGCCACAGCAACCGCCACCATCAATGCCGATGGACAGGTAAACGGAGTTGCGGTAACAAGCAACGGTACAGGATACCTGGAAGCACCAACCATTACCTTTAGTGGAGGTGGAGGTACAGGGGCAGAAGCAAAAGCCGTAGTCATGGGTGTACTTGAATACGGATCAAATATTGGAGAGATCCTCCGAGTCACAGAGAAAGACCCATACGCATCGGGTAGTCCGAGTGAGGTTCCTTATCGGATAGAGTATTCATCTGTAAGTTACGGAAATGTTGTATTCATAAATCGTGCAAGTACAGCACCCGTTTATATATTATATCGCGCCCCCTTCGTGGACTATGTGTCGAGCGATACGGATTTTCCGTACATATTTTCAGAATATGTCGTTGCGGGGGCCTATTCCGACTACCTCACCGCAGACGGACAATTGGATAAAGCAATGGCTATCCAACAACAAGCCGAAGGTATTTTACTTGCTGAACTCGATAAACTCGAACGCCAGCAAGGCCAACAACAACACATACAATTTACAACCTACGGATCAACGATCCAAACACATTACTAATTATGGCAAACGAATATAGAGGAGTAGGGCTAAACGGAGGAAAATTTATATCCGATACGGCATCCAACACAGGCAGATGGTTTAGTATCGTGGCTATGGAAGACACCACCATTACAAGCATCAGCGGAAATATCGAAGGTATATCTGATCTTACTGCGGGTGGATCATCCCCACTTACCCTAAGCACAAACACCGCACTTTATGGCGCGTTCGATGAAATCACTTTAGCGACCGGGAGCGTCATTGCATACAACCGATAGATGCTCACGCATGATCTAAATGTCACCGCCGGGCGGCCACACACACCAAGTGGTATCCCTGTGCCTGGTGGACCCGATGGCGTAATCCAATCCGAAGCGGAGGACTTTCTGCTCGTGGAAGCCGGGCAATTTTTAGCATTCGATGAATAGAGGACATAACTATGGCAAATAAGAAAATTTCACAATTAGACGCTTTAGGTACAGCACCAGCGGGGACAGATATTTTACCAATCACCGATGTCAGCGGTACACCGACTACGAAGAGCGTTACAGTCGCTAACCTCATGGCGGCGGCTCCCGTGCAGACGGCAGACATCAGTGGGTTAGCTACACAAGTTTCTTTAGGTAATCACGAAGCATTAACATCTAGCGTACACGGCATCTCAGCATTCGGTGCTACTCTGGTCGCTGATGCAGACGCATCCACCGCTCGTACTACTCTTGGTCTAGGCACAGCGGCGGCGAAGAATGTAGGAACAAGCAACGGCAATGTTGTTGAATTAGATGCTACAGGTTTACCCGAAGTTGATGGTTCTCAGTTATTAAACCTACCTAGTCCTGATGTAAACACCCCGCTCACCACCGCACTTCGAGGAACGGACAATCCGCACATCGGAGCGTATCCGAATCAGAGTTTCAAGGTTACGGACAATCCACAAAAATCCGTCATGGTCATCGCTGATGCGGATGGCAACTTGGAGTTTGTGACTAAGGATGGAGCAAATGTTTTTGTTAACACACCATCCTCTCGTCTCGCATTAGCAAAAGGATTTAGTATTCAAGCTGATGGTGCTGAACCCGACATAGAAGCAGTCGATACAGACGGCACTACTTACTCAGTCATTAGTGGAGACACAGACACTAAAGGAGCGAATGGTTTACCAACTCGCCAAGGTTTTAATCTTCCCGACATAGGGGCAAATCCAGCACCCATCTTAATCTCAGGCGGTTCAATCGCTTAACTTAATTCTTAACTAACTAAATATCATGGCAACAGTATACATCGCACCAACCGCACAAGGTTCCGCAGACGGGACAAGTGCCGCAAACGCTTACGCATATTCATCACTTAGTACCGCAGAAACAGACGCTGGCAACGGAGGAACTATTCTTTTTACGGACGGTGATTACGACCTTTCAGGTACGACTACTTGGGATGGTGTCGGTTCAAGCGGTAACGATATTACTTACAAATCCTTAAATCTACAAAAGGCGGTTATTAAATCAAATACAGGTGGCAGTCTTCGTCAGTTAAGCGTAGGTGCTGCTGCTAATACTAGCACGATCAATGTTCAGAACTTTAAGTTTATTGATATAAAATTTTATTTTTACAACGGAGGTTCTGGAGAAATTTCAGGTAATTTAATTACAACTTCTACCGTAGTTGCCTTACCTAGCACTGGATTTTTAAGAGTGACAGGGTCAGGTACAACGAAGCTATTAAATAACTCAATTTACATACAGTACGCATCAGGAAACTATGTTGAGCGGGAAACAAGTCGTTTAGCTGAGTTTAGTGGCAACTCTATTTTCATATCCAGCCTTAACGGAAAAACAGGACCAGTCTATTACACTTACTCCACAAGCACAGATTTACGAAGCTGTCCGATTGTTAAGAATAATATCTTCGCTACGGACGACACAACGGGTGGCGTACTAGAGACGCAAAACTCGTTTTCTGGAAGCTTCAATAACTGTTGCTTCCACCAATTTGATGATAGTAATAACGGAAGTGGAGGAACAAACAATGTATTCGCAGACCCGCAATTCGTAGACTCCACAACAGGCGACCTACGCCTCCGCCCATCCTCTCCTTGCATCGGTGCGGCAACCACAAGCTAAGTAGTCATGGCACTCAATAAATTGCACAAGAAGGACTTTGCCATTGCGGTGAAGACGGGGACAGACGCGAACAAATCGAAGTTCGCTAAGGAGTGTGTGCAAGGCGAGTGGTACTTTGCTACGGATACGAAGAAGCTCTACATGGCAGAGACTACCGCTGAAGCATTGGACGCAACCCTCATGCAGTTTAATCCCGCCAATACGGGTGTATGAATAAACTTCACCACAAAGACTTTAGTATCGCCTTTAAGACAGGCACAGATGCGAACAAGTCGAAGTTCAAGAAGGAGGCTGTACAAGGCGAGATGTATTTCGCTACGGACTCCAAGAACTTGTATGTGGCGGAGACTACTGCGGGTGCGATTGATGCGACTTTGGCTCAGTTTAATAACACTCCGTTTAACCAATACAGCGTAGACCTAGACGGTTCTAATGATTACATAGACTGCGGAGGTAACGCTGATTTTTCATTTACTGACGGTACAGGTAACGACTCAGCATTTAGTATTAGTGCGTGGGTAAAACTTGATTCTAATAATCGAGCCAGGGTAGTTGGAAAAGGAAACATGGAGTGGTTGTTTGGTACTGACGGGGACAGTAAATTTGCGTTATTATTATGGAGTAATGATAGCACTTCAGCTTTGTTAGGTCTGCGTGAACAGACCAATCTTTCAACAGGGGTTTGGCATCATCTAGTAGCCACTTATGACGGATCAAATACAGTAAGCGGTATTAAGCTTTATCGGGCAGGTAATCCTATAACACTCACTTTTGACGCAAGTAGCGGTACTTACGCTGGTATGGCTTCTCAGCAAGGATCGTTACGGATTGGGCAATGGGAAGGTAATAGTTCTGTAATGAATGGTCTTATTGATGAAGTATCTGTTTTTAATTCTGAATTATCTGCATCCGATGTAAGTGATATTTATAATAGCGGAGTACCAGCAGACATATCTTCACTTAATCCTTTGGGTTGGTGGAGAATGGGTGATAACGATAATGGAACAGGTACTACTATTACAGACCAAGGTAGCGGAGGCAACGACGGTACGCTTACTAATGTAGCATCCCCTTATGGAATTGTTAGCGGAACAGGAAAGACTCCTTAATTATGAGTATATCATATTGTATTATAGACGCATCTGATGTTAGTTCGGTAGACTTTGACCAAGTAGCTGAAACTTCTGCCGATACACTTCGCTACTCACTAGACGGCACTAAGACATTCGTTAAGTACGAAGGCGACCAACCATCCTTCCTTAGCGGTAAGACCGAATACACGCACTCCGAGATACTTCCGATCCTAGCGACTGACGAGTGGACGAGTGACGAGATTATCTGATGGCTCCTAACATTAGCGAGGATACGAATGTAAAGACACCGCTGGCGTTTTTACTGAAGGTCTTTGGCGGGACCATCTTCGTGGTTTACTCAGCGATGTTGATCTACGCTCGATTAAATACCCTGGAGATGGAGATCCTACGCCTCAAGCATGAGATGGAGATGAACACGGAGTTTCGTGTGAAGTGGCCTCGCGGAGAACTTGGTGCATTACCCGATGATGCGGAGCAAAATATGCGACTCCTATTTATCGAGAAGCAAGTTAGTAAGCACGAGGAATTGATGGACGAAATCCGCTACGGAACTGCTCGGTGAAATGGGCGAAATACTTCTTATGTTACTTACAGGGGGCGGCTCTACGGCTCTTGGTGCTATGCTCAAAGGTGGGTTCGGAATGCTATTTGAGAGTCGCCGCCAAAAGCACGAGCTTGAAGTGGCCAGAGAAAGCCGTGCAAATGAAAATTTTCTTAAACTCCAAGCTGAGTTATCTAAAGGAGGTAATAATGAGTTCCGGGATTTTTCTCGTAGAATTATTGCTTTTATCGGCATTGGCACTCTTTGTCTCTGCATCTTGCTCTGCACCTCATTTCCG